ACTCACACGCGAACATCTCACGGCTCTGGATCCCTGCGATCTGGACGTCCGGCTTCAGCTGTTCGGGAGGCGCAAGTCCCTGACGGCCCGGCAGGCCCTGGACGCCGGGGCAACGGTCGCAGACCTGCTCTGGGTCCTCGGGAAGCTGGGCCGGAAACGGGAATGCGTCCTGTTCGCTCTGGGATGCGCCCGAGCGGTGGCGGGTCTGAACACTGACCCCCGCGTTCAGGGCGCTCTGGACGCGACACAGGCGTGGCTGGACGACCCGAGCGAGGCGAATCGTCTGGCCGCCTATGCCGCCGCCGATGCCGCCTATGCCGACGCCGATGCCGCCCGTGCCGCCTGGGCCGCCGCCCGTGCCGCCGCCCGTGCCGCCTGGGCCGCCGCCCGTGCCGCCGCCTGGGCCGCCGTCTATGCCGCCCGTACCGCCGCCTATGCCGCCGCCGATGCCCGTGCCGCCGCCGATGCCCGTGCCGCCCAACGTGAATTGTTTTTGCAGATTGTGGAGAATCCGGAATGAGCACGCCGGGACAGAAACTGTACGACTGGGTTCACGCCAACGACGCCAACGCCGAATTTTGGGACGATTTGACCGCCGTAGAACGCCGCTGGTGGAATCAGGAAGCACACCGCCAGCTCGTGCCGTACACCGCCGCGCAACGGCTGACGCTACTGGCCGCGCTTGGACTTCTGGCATGGGCGGCTATCGCCGGCGCGATTTCGTTTATCTGGTGGGCGGTGACGCGATGATCGTTACCGTTGTCGCTCTGTTCGCCGCCCTTGGCGCACTTGCGGCCGCACTGCCCGTAATACGGGAAATGCGGTTGCGCCGGAAACATCGCGCCGAACAGGCGCGACGGGACGCGTGGGCGGAAATCGTCGCCGATATATGCCGGGAGCGCCGCTTGTGACGTCGAGCCCGAAAGCCGCGCACGTTTGGGAGCGCGACCCAAACGACTGGTATATTGAGCCCGAGCGCGCGACCGTGCAGCTTTTGCGGCGCGAGACGTTCACGGGGTGGACGCACGATTCGTGTTGTGGTCAAGGCAACATTGTTCGAACGCTTATAGCGGCTGGCGTTACCGCCACCGGGAGCGACCTAGTGCAGCGCGTGGACGCGCCGTGGCACATGGGGACGGCGGATTTTCTGGACGGCCCGATGGGTTGTTTTGGGGCGGATAATTGCGTGATGAACCCGCCGTTCTACCGGGCGATCGGGGCCGAACGAGCGATACGGCGGGCGCTCGAATGCGTGCCGGGGAAGGTGGCAGTGTTTGTCGACGCGCGGTTCCTCCAAGGAACCGCGCGAGCTCGCGGGCTTTGGAATGACTACCCGCCTAGTCGGATCTGGACGATTTTGCCGCGGCTTTCGTGTCCGCCCGGAACGTACCTCCAGGCCGGCGGTAAGGCGGCCAACGGTTCGTCAGACTGGGTATGGCTGGTGTGGGATCGCGCTCGCCCGGTGGCTGGCCACGCGCCCGCGTTCGGATGGATCGTCGCATGACCAGCGAAGCCTACGCCCAATCCCTGGTACGGCTCGCCGCGGCCCGTACGCCGGGCGTTTGGCTGACGCGTAATAACGTGGGTGTGTTGCCGCACCCGGACAATGGCCGTCCTGTGCGGTTCGGCTTGGCCAATGAATCGGCCGCCCAGAACGCTGCGCTGAAATCCGCCGATCTGATCGGGTGGCGCACCGTGTTGATTACGCCGGTCATGGTCGGCCAACGCGTCGCGGTGTTTCTGTCGCGCGAGGTTAAAGCGCCTGGCTGGGCATATCGCGGGACTGATCGGGAGCGCGCGCAAGCCGCCTGGCGTGACCTGGTGCGCGCCGCTGGCGGCGACGCGGAATTCACAACGGGAGAATTCGAATGACTGAACACCGCGCCACAGAGGCCGAGAGAGGCCAGCAGGGGGAGTTGTTCGCATGACCTCCAGTGCAGAACCGATGCCTGGGGCGTGGTCCCGGGACGCCCTCAACCTTCAAGGAGCCACCATGACCAACGAACTAGAGGAAGCGCGGGCGAGGCTGGAGCGGATTGTCGCCGACCTCGCGAAGTACCACGACAACTGCACACTGGCCCGCGCTTACGGTGGGCCGACGATGCTGCCGCGCAACCCTATCGATGAGCGGCGAAGCCGCCAGATCGCTACCGACCTCCGCCGTCTTCTCTCCGCCCCTAAGGGGGAGGTGGTCTTCACCGCTCGCGAGGTGATTTTCTTCGATCTGGCGTGGGATTTAGTCGTCGCTATCCGTGGCGGCGGCTCGCTTCCGAAGAAGACGCCAGAGGAGCGAGCCGATCAGGCCGCGCCCATCCTGCGGGCTTTTCTGGACCTCCGCAATGAGGCGGCCGTCGCCCTCTCTCATACGGGAGGCGGGGATGAGTGACGCGCCTAGCGCCGAAATCGAGTTTGAAGTCTGGCAGGACGATCAGCCTGTCGCATGGGTCAGCGCCTACAGCCTCGCCGATGCCGCGCGCGAGGCCAGCCACTACGCCGCCGTCTACCAGCAAGATGGGCCGGTCGATGTGCGGCGTGTTTACCGCATTCTGGTCACAGCCGCCGAGCTTGAAGGCTGGGCACGGGACGCCTCCTCACCTCAAAAGGACCCCACACCATGACAGAGACAGAGAAGCTGAAGCCGTGTCCGATGTGCGAGGGGGCGGCGTGGATGCGGCGTGCCGAAAGCGGCCTGTTCTTCGCCACCTGCAAACGATGCGGCGTCAGGACGTTGCAAATGCACTACGAACTTCTTGTTCAGCAAACCGGGCGCGACCTCAACGACGGCCTTGGCCACGATCCGCGCACGTCTCCGGCCAAGGCCAACCGCTCAAGGGAGGGGTAGATGGAAGATCAGAAGGCATCCCGGAATAGCCCAGCGAGCGCGGAAACGATTGTCGCGGCGGAGCCGATTATATCCGCGGCGGCCACCGCCGGAACGCTTACGGACCTGACCCTGGCTGAGCGGCTAATTCGGGAGCGCGCGGCGGCCGCCTCTCGCATAGAGGAACTAGAGAGGGCGCAAACGGACCTTGCTGCTGATCTGGAGCGGAGGGCCGCAGTCTGCGGACGCATGGCCCGAGCATACACCGCCGAAAACGACCACGAAGGCGTCTCACGCAATACGGGCAAAGAGGCTGCATACCGCCACGCCGCCGATCCCACCCACGTCAAGCCCTTGACCGACCCGATTAAATGACCGACAAGTCAGACCTTACGCCGCAAACGGGAATGCGCATGGAAGATCCTTACGCAGAAATTCGAACCGCGCGGGCTGATCGCGTGCGGGACGCCGCCGTGGCTGTCGCCGGTGCGGAAGGTTTAACTGCGCTGTCTCGCTCCAGGGTGGCCGACGCCGCTCGCGTTTCGCTCGGCACCGTGTCCAACGCGTACGGCACGATGCAGGCGCTTCGCGATGCGGTCATGCACGAAGCCGTGAACCGGCCCATTCTGTCGATACTTGCGCAAGGTCTGGCCATGGGCGACCCTATCGCTCGGGCCGCGCCCGAACACGTTCGCCAGGCCGCGCTCGCGACCCTCACCTAGCCCGAGGCACGCCAATGCAGGCGCTTCCCGCGCCCCTTGCGCCTATGGCCGCGAGGGAACAATTCGTCACGTGGTATGCCCGGCCGAAACCGGACAAACCCGGTAAGTACGACAAGATTCCCTGCGACTGGCGCACTGGCCAGCCGTGCGACGCCCATAATCCGGACAACTGGTGCAGCGCCGCTGTCGCGCTCTGCATAGCCCCGACGCACGACCAGGGTCACGGTTCCGGCGCGGGGTTCGTGTTCACCGCTGACGATCCGTTTTTCTTTCTCGATATCGACAACGCGCTACAGCCGGATGGCCAGTGGTCACCGCTCGCTATCGAGCTATGCGCCCGGTTCGCGGGTGCGGCCGTGGAAGTCTCACACTCGGGGCGCGGGCTGCATGTGTTCGGCACGTACGTGGGCGATCTGGCGCACGGCACGCGCAACACCGCTGCCGGGCTGGAGCTCTACACGTCCGGCCGGTTTGTGGCGCTCACTGGATCTGGTGCGCAGGGCGACGCCGCCCACGACTGCACCGCGTTGCTCGGCCAGGTCACCGCGATGTGGTTTCCGCCCAGCGCCGTGACGGTCACGGTGGGTGACTGGACGACCGAGCCGTGCCCCGAGTGGCGTGGACCGGCCGACGACGACGAACTGATACGGCGGTTCATGGCCAGCGCGGCGCGGTCACTGTCCGCGCTTCCGGCTCCCGGGCAAACCGCCAGTACTGCGCCGACCCTGGCGACCCTTTGGCGTGGCGAGTGCGACCCGAACCGTCGCAGCGAATCGGACCAGACGCTGGCCAATCATCTGGCGTGGTGGACCGGTCGCGACTGCGAACGGATCGAACGGCTTATGCGGCGCTCGGGGCTACTTCGCGAGAAATGGGACGCGCCTGGGCATGCGAACTATCTGACGAACACGATTCTCAAGGCGTGCGCGGTGGTCACGGGGTGTTACGCCGAATCCGCGTCGCCAGCACCGCCCGAGATACCCGCGCGCCCCGTTGACGCCCCGACGACACCCCAGCCGGCGCTTCGCAGAACTGAATACGTCGGGCCGAACGATCAGCTCACACACTTCGTTGGCTGCACCGTGATATCGACTGGCCGCGACGTCCTGGTGTACGCCGCCACGACGAACACGCTCTATACCCGTCCGTCATTTGACGTCGACTACGGCGGCCACGTATTTCCGCTTGACGCCGGGGCGACGAAAACAACGGAGTCGGCATGGCTGGCATTTACCCAGTCGCGCATTATCGAACCGCCTCGCGTCCAGGCGTTCTGCTTTCGCGCCGACGTGCCGACCGGCGCGCTGGTAGTTGAAGGCGGCCTGCGCATGGTCAACACCTACGCGCCGTACCACCCGCGTCTCGTCACGGGCGATCCGTCGCCGTTCTTGAACCATCTTCGCCTCATGCTGCCCGACGCTGGCGACCGGGAGGTGTTGCTCATGTACGCCGCCCATCTTGCCCAGCGGCCGGGCGTCAAAGTCATGTGGTGGCCCGTGCTGCAAGGCGCGAAGGGCAACGGTAAGACTATGCTGGGGGAGATCCTTGAATACCTGGCCGGCGAGGCATACAGCCACCGACCGAACGCCGCGGCGCTGGCGAAAGACGGCATGAAATTCAACACCTGGCTGGAGCGCAAAACGCTGATCGTGTTTGACGAAGTTGCGCTTGGCCACCGCCGTGATTTCCTGGAGGAGCTGAAGCCTGTTGTCACGGGGCGACGGATCCAGGTTGAGGGCAAAGGCGCGGACCAACGGATGATGGACAACGCAGCCAACGGAATTATCCTCACAAACCACGCGGATGGCGTCCCGATCAATAGCGACGAGCGTCGGTACGCCGTGTTCTATTGCGCCCAGCAAGCGGCCAGCGATCTGACGCGCGACGGCATGACCGAGGAATACTTCGCCCGGCTGCATGGGTGGCTGAACGGGGACGGTCGCGCGATCATCGCCCAGTATCTCATGACCTATCCGCTCCCGGCCGAGCTCCCGAGTCGCGCGCCCATGACCACCAGCCGGGACACCGCAATCGCCATGTCGCGCGGCCGAGCTGAACAGGAAGTGCAAGAGGCGATCGAGGAGCAACGTCCCGGGTTCGCGGGCGGGTGGGTGTCGTCTCGCTACCTGGACGCCCTTCTGGGCACGATCCGGGCCGCCGTGCCCCGGTCCAAGCGCCGTGGGCTTATGCAGTCGCTGGGGTACGATTATCACCCGGCGCTCCCCGATGGCCGGGCGACCTCGATAGTCACGCCTGACAACGCCCGGCCCAAACTGTACGTGCGGGCGGGACACCTGGCGCTCAACATCGTTTCGCCGGTGGCGGTGGGTGACGCCTACAGCAAGGCGCAAACCGGCGGCGGTCAGGTCGTGTCGGGGTTCTCTGCGCCGACCCGGTGAACGCGACGCGCGCCGGTCGCCGTGTAGCACCCAAGGCACTTTCCGGAATTAACACTGAACTGGGTCGGCCCGCACGTCTCACACTGGGCCGTAAAGCTAACCCGGCCGACACGGCGCGCATCCGCCCGCGCGTTTCGCCCCCGAACCCGGACAACCCCCGTCGCCGTGAAACACGACAAGCATTTCCCCGAATTAACCGAAAACCGCGCATCCGGACCATGCCGCGGGCAACTATCCGAATAGGTCCCGTGCCCAGCCTTACGCGCCATCGCCCGAGCGCTTGCCCCCCGTGGCGGGTCGCAAATTTGGCAAGTGTTCGTTTTCGTCGTAAATGCGGAGATAATGTGTCGCGGACATTCCCCGTAAAAATACGGAAGCCGCGCGCTCCGCGCCGTCATGAGCGAATTAAAATGCGAATATCGCTTTTCCAGCATTAACGCGCGAAGGCAATCGTCGCACATTAAACGGTTCATGACCGAACGACCACATTCGCAAACAAAAGACCCCTTGATTTTACTCGTTTTTCCCATGACCGAACCCCCTGTTTGTATCGGGACGAACAGAAACACAAATAATATAACAATACCAATACGGGATATGTGGAATAAAAGATAGTGGTATTGTGGAAGTATTGGCGTTTTTGTGGGGAGAAAAGTGGGCTGGGTTCGGTCATGGGCATCGCCCTGGCCGAGTTACCCGTGATTTCAATGCGTTGCGCCATGACCGAACTCATGACCGAACCGTACGGACTTGCGTGACTTTCCCGCAGGGCGTATTGTGAGCACATGCTTACCGGCAAACAGCGGGCTTTTGCGGACCATTTAGTCGTTCATGGGAAACCCACGGATGCGTACCGGCACGCCTACGACTGTTCGAATATGGCCCAACGTACGGTGGAAACCGAAGCGTACCGGCTACAGCGACACCCTGAGATATCCCTGTACCTTGAACGCCTGGCCGATAAAGCCATGGACCGGGGCGGTATCCCGGACCTGCTTGCCAGCATGCTCCAGCGGTGCGTCCGCATCGGCACTGCGGATCCCAACCAGCTCTTTCGTGTGAAAACGGGCAACTGCCGGCGCTGCCATGGCGTGGACCATCTGCCTATGTGGCGCGACGATGAGTACGCGGACGAAGTGGCCAAGGCCGAACGTGACCGCCTACCCCTTCCGCCGCTTAACGGTGGCCTGGGGTGGCGTCCGTTTACCCCGCCGCACCCCGACTGCCCCGAGTGCGGCGGGGGCGGCCAGCCGTATCCGATCAACACGTCGACCGACGAATTGAGCGAGGAGGGCCGGCTGCTGTTTGCCGGGGTGAAATTGACCAAGTACGGCCCGGAAGTGCAGATGCACGATCAAGGCAAATACCTGGACATGGCGGCCCGCATGCTGGGCGGGTTCAAGGATAACGTGGCGGTGTCGGGCGTGCTCGCCCAGGTCGTTCAGGCGGCTGCGCTGGACGCGACCGACCCCCATGCGGCGACGCGGGCATACGAAGAGCTTGTGCGCGCTGGGAAATCGAAGTAACGGTGTGTTCTCACTAGCGGGAGACCACTGTTATGACCATCAAACTCACACGCGAACATCTCACGGCTCTGGATCCCTGCGATCTGGACGTCCGGCTTCAGCTGTTCGGGAGGCGCAAGTCCCTGACGGCCCGGCAGGCCCTGGACGCCGGGGCAAC